AAAGGGTGTTGATGATGTCAATGCCCACGTTGATCTTCATGCCGTTATTCAGGCCGATGTAGGGAACACCGTCGTAAACCACGTCGCATCGGTCCTCCACGCCGCCGTTGGCCTGCTCCCGGAACAGCCGGAACCGGGCAATGCGGAACTTGTCGTTGATGCCGTTCTCCACAAAGGAAGCCTTGTACCGGCTGAATTCTTCCATCAGGTACAGCAACTTGTCAAGCTGGATCAGGTTGTCCGCCGCCGCCTGGGCATCCTCCCGCAGCTCCTGGATTCTGCGCTGGGCGTAGTCGTATGCGTTCCGCAGTCCGGCAATGCCGCTCACCCTGGAAATCTCCGCCTTTACCTCGCTCATGCGGTTCCTAAGCCCAGAGGCGGCAGAGGCGGCATCATCCTGGAGCTTCGTAAGTTCTGCGCTGATGGCCGTTACAGCAGCCTGGGCAGCGATCTTCTTTTCGGCGTAGTCCGGCATATCCGCAATGACGGTTTCGGAGGAAATAGCCTTTGCCCTCTGAATCCTGTCCTCAATCTCCAGGACATTCGACTCAAGCTCCCGGATGTACTGCATGGTCTCCTGTTCCTCTTTCTGGAACTGGTCCTTGTCCGCCTTGTAGACCTGGCTCTGATTTACAAGCTCGTTGCACCTGCGCTTCTTGTCAGCTTCAAAGGCGGAAATGGAATCCTGAATCTGATTATCCGGTAGCCGCTGTCCGCAGGTGGGGCAGGTGTCCTTTGCTGTGAACTGCTCTGCATTGATCTTCTTCCACTTCTCTCTGGCAGAAGAAATCATATCGTCGCATTTCTGAATATCCCGCAGACGCATTTCAAGAGACCGTTTCGCGGAATCAAGGCTGCTCCTGACCAGCCGAAGCTCCTCCTCCATGGTGGAAATAGACGGAACCGCCGATTTCTGGGTTGCTCGGTACCTGTCGTTGTCCTGCTCGATGGATTCCAGATCCAGCCTTGCCTTTTTCAGATCGATTTCATTGCGCTGCACCGCCGTATTCTGCTGGATAGCAAGCAATTCCTCATTCAGACTGTTCAGCCGTCCGTTCAGGATGGATAACTGCGCCTCTGCGCCATCAAAATCCATGCCGGAAAGGTCGCTGATGGTCTTCTCACATTCCGAAATCCGGGCGGGAACCTCGTCCCGGGTGGCCATGAAGCCCTTGCGCTTCTGCGTCACCACCTTTTTGAAATCAGCCAGAGGCAGCTTGCCCATGGCCTCCATCAGAGGGGCAAACCGTTCGTCCGTCTCCATAATCTGCCTGTCATCCAGCGCCCCGAACAGGCTGAACAGAGCCTCCCGCCGCTTCTGCCAGGGAAGCTTGTCCGGGAAATAGCTCACCGTGGTCAGCAGCCGGAACTGTTCTTCGTCCACCAGCTCCGCAACCCGGGCCTTATAGGCGCTGGCCTTGCAGGGAACGCCGTCCACGAAATACTCCGACGTATTGCCGTCATAGGTTGCATCTGAGCTGCCCCGCTTGGTGCTCCAAACCTCCTGATAGGTCCGCTTCAGCGTGATTTCCTCGCCGTCAGCCAGCAGCACCGCCTCCACTTCCGTAATGGCCTGGTGGTCTTTCACGCTTCCGTCCGGGGCCAGGGGCTTGATCTCGATGTTCTTCTCCCCATTGCCGGCGCTGTCCTTTCCAAAGAGCAGCCAGACAAAAGCATCGTAGACGCTGGTCTTGCCGGTGGCGTTGTCACCGTAAATGCTGGCGTTCCTGCCGTCCAGGGTGATGGTCAGCGATTTGTGGCACTTGAAATTCTCCAAATGCAGCGTTTTCAGACGAATTTCCATATTGATTTTCCTTTCTGTATCCCCTATAATGAGGATGTTATTTCTTTTACCTGCCGCCTTTCCGATCTGCTCATCGGGAGGCGGCATTTTTCTTTGCTTCCCGCAGCTTTCTTTGGTATGCTCTATGGTAGGCGTTATATTTCTCCCGGTTGGCTTCTCGATACGCGGCCTGCTTGGCGGCGATCTTCTCCCGGTTGGCTTCATAGTACGCGGCCTTCTGGGCGGCGATCTTTTCCCGGTTGGCTTCTCGATACGCGGCCTGCTTGGCGGCGATCTTTTCCCGGTTGACTTCCCGATACGCGGCCTGCTTGGCGGCGATCTTCTTCTGCCTGTTATCCTTCCGCTCAAACAGCGAATACTTGTCCCGATCCCGGCTGGCTCGGATTTCCTCGTTGGTAATCCGGTAGCTCGCATCAATCTCCGCATCAGCCATTCGCATCTGCTCCAGCTCTTCCTTGGTAAAAATACTCATGTGCGGACAACCTCCCTCGGAACCTTCAAAAGGTACGGAAGTAGACACAGTTCAAACAGGAGCGCATACAGTCCGGGATCCCCGTTTCCGGTTATTGCGCTGAGGATCGAGGCAGCCAGGAACAGAAAGCAGAAAGCGCCAAGGGCCGTCCAGATGATGGCGTGCACCAGCTTCCGTTTCCGTGCCACATATTCCTTGCGAATCAGGAAGATTTCCTCTCCCTTCTGAATCAGGAGCATATCCTGTAGGGATGACATCCGGCTCCGGGGGAACATCTGCATCAGCTCCTGATCCTCGGAATCCAGCTCCACATGAAGTGCCTGGATGTCGGTAACTTCTTTTTTCATCTGATTTCCTCCTTCTTGATATCCTTTTGCGAGTAGCCGGTGAACCGGAGAATGCACCCCGGCTCCAGCCCCAAAAATGCAATCATCTTCCGCAGCCGATCCACCTGAATCTTCTCTGGGTTGTGGAGCATCACGCTGACGGTGCCGTCGCACACACCCAGGTGCTCCGCCAGGTCGTGCTGCTGGATACCCAGAAGCGCCATCCTGGAAAGCACATCCCGCCGGAAGTCCTCATTGCGGTATACATCCGCCTTTTGCCTGATTCTTGGCATTTATCGCTCCCTCCTTGGCAATTTCTTCTCCTTGTCGCTCAGCCGGTGCCGGATGACGAATTCCTCCGGCGAGTCCTTCACCACCAGCCAGTTCTCCGGGTTCAGCCGGAAACTCTTGATGTACTTCCGCTGTGCAACCGTGGGATTTTTCCCATGCTTCATCCAGATACCCCCATCTTCTCCTCAAGGTAGCCGATGTAGCAAAGAGCAGAATCAAGGAGAATCTTCGCACAGTCCGGGCTCTTTTCATTCGGGCAGCTGTGGCACTTTTTGTTCCTACAATGTTCCAGAACGATCAGCAGCTTCTCCCGGTCAACCGGGCATTCCTTTTGTTCCATACTCACGCCTCCTTCCTGCTCTCTTCCTCCCGGGTGCCTCCGGCGGTTTCCATCCCGCTTTTGAAGCCCCGCAGGAACGCCTTCGCCAGGTCGTTCTTTTCCGTGACCTTGACCAGCTCCTCGATTGCCTTCTTTGCTTCTTCACTCATGTTGTTTCATTCCTTTCTTGTTGAAAAATGTCATTAATCTCCTGACGATAATCCTCAAACGCAATTCTCCCGAGATCAGTCTCATCTATGAGGATGAACAGTGAAAGAATCTCGTTCCCAAACATCAGCGCACACATGATAAGGCCGCTGCTGATGCTGTTCGTTATCCGAAAGACAACGCAGCCGAAGGCGAAATAGAGAACTTTTTTCATGCAAAGCTTTCTCTTCTGCGCTCGTTCCTTTCTTTCATATGTGGTTTCCATTCTGCCGTAGTGGTTTTGCTAACAAATCGAACGCTTTTTTTGTTTTCCGAACATACTTACCTTCTTTCCAAAACATGAAGGATTGATTTTGATGTCTGTGTTCACTGATTCTTGATTTCAAAACGCCTATCCCCTATAATGGATATAGGCTGTTGCCGCAGCCGAATCCATTTGAAAGGAGGTTTTCTTATGTCCAGTGAACAGAGATTCAGCACATTCCCATCGAACCGTACAGAAGCCCTTGCTTATCTGTATGTTCAGTCCCAGGACCTGACCGGGAAAACCCCGGCTGAAATTCATAATATGTACTTCGAGGCATATTTTGAAATTCAACGGGAGCACCGGCGCAGATCAAATGACGGATGGTTTAATCAAATTTCAGAAGACACTCGCAAAGAATAACCATTTTTTCCGTCAGCACTGCCAGTTCCTCCGGTAACGCACATTTCTCGGAACGCTCGGAAAGTAGTTGCAGCTGCTTTTCGAGTGTTTCTTTTATTTCCTCTTTGCTCATACTCTGTATTCACCTCCATGCCCCGCCGGGCGGTTTTTCTGTAGGGGAGGCTATCAGCATCCCGCAAATCGTGTTCGCTCGCTCGTAACTATGAGCTTACTAACTCATATTATCACATAGTATTGGGTATGTCAACTCATTTTAGAATAAAATTTTACCAGTAATAAATCGTTTTGAGTTGACAGACACAAAAATATGGAGTAGAATAGTATTCACAGACAGGAGGTGAAATTATGGAAACCAACGAAAGAATTAAGTATTTTAGAAAAGAAGTCGTCAAATTAAGCCAGGAAAAATTTGGAGAGCAGCTGGGTGTCAGCCGGGATGTGATAAACAACATAGAAAGCAACCGCCTTAAAAACCCAGAACAAAAGGAGCCTCTTTACAGATTGATTTCTGAAAAGTTCGGCGTCAACTTATCCTGGATTAAATGCGAAAGCGAAGATATGTACCCCCCGAAAACCCGGGGCCAGGAAATCAGTGAGATTGTAAAGTCCGCTTCCACCAACGACCCGGAGGAAGCCGTGAAGTTCTTCACCAATCTGCTGTCTGAAATGAGCGATGCTGAAATCCTTCTGATGTATGAGGTCTTCAAGCGCCACTTCCCGGATAAAAAATAAGGGCAGCCCGCAAGCTGCCCTTGGTTTTCATTCAAATAGCAAACCGTAAATCACATCGATCAGAACGTCGTTCAGTTCATAAATCCGCTGAATACATTCCACAATCCGTTTGATTTTTTCTTCTCTGCTCATATTGTTTCCTCCTATGTTGTCGAATGTACGTTTGATTATATAGGATAATGTGTCCGATTAATTGGACATAATAGAAATTATGATAAGGTGGTGAACATATTAAACATGAGTTTTCTAAAGGACGAGTTTCTTTCTCTTCTGAAAAGAATTGTAAAATCGAAAGATAACTTGACGTTATTCGTAATGAACTTCTCCTTTTGGGCGCTCATTGCAGCAGGAATCGTAATCCTGAACAAGAAGTTGTTTGATTTGTTTTCATTCAGTAGTTCGGTGGAGATTGCAGTTCGTAAAGCTATTATTTGCATTACTCCAGTTATTCCTACGCTGCGAATCTGGTCAATGAGAGAAATGTTCGGAGGCGATTCAGGCGTGAACGATGGTGTCATGGATTGTTGTTTTTCAGCCTGGATAATAATCATATTATTCGCACAAATAATATAGCGTCGAATAAATTCCATCCATATTAAACGCGTTCAAATAAAAAGAAGCGCCCCCGGCGGCAACCAGGAGCGCTTAAGCAGAAAGGATCCAAACGACAACAACGATAGGGGCAATCTGCCTACTTATCATAGCAGACTTGCCCCGGAAAGGCAAGGGAAAAATTGAAAGTACCAAAAGCAAGGAAACTACCCTCCGGGGCCTGGACAGTCCAGCTCCGCCTTGGCGGGGAAAGCATCTCTATCACCAGAGACACGGAAAAAGAGGCCGTAGCGGAGGCCATGGCCTACAAGGCTGGCATTATGAAGGCAAAGAAAGCTCCGTCCAAAATGACCCTTGGCGAAGCCTGTGACGCATACATTGCAGCCGGAACGCTCCTGTCACCATCCACAGTAGCCGGTTATAAGCGCCTCCGCAAAAACACATTTCAGGGCATCATGGGAAAGCAGCTGTCCGCCCTGAATAACGATCTGATAAACAAAGAAGTCCAGAGGATGCTAAAAGAGGGAAAGTCCTGGAAGTACATAACGAATGCCGTAGGCCTGATTCGTCCGGTGCTGAAGGAGTACCACAAGGATTTTGACCTGGTTATCAAATCCCCCACCAACAAGAAAACCAAATCCAAAGAAAAGGCGAAGGCGAAGAAGCTGTCCCTCCCAACCGATCAGGAAATTCAGGCCATCCTAACCGCAGCAAAAGGGACCTCCGTGGAGCTTCCAATCCTAATGGGCATCTGGCTGGGAATGCGAATGTCAGAAATCCGCGGCCTCCGCTTCTGTGACATCCAGGGAAACCAGATGCACATATGCAATGTCATTGTGGATGATGAAAACGGAAACCCGGTGGAGAAGGACACGAAAACCGACGCCGGTGACCGCTGGATAGAAGTACCGGACTATATTCTCTCCCTGATACAGGACGGCAAGCCGGACGATCATATCGTGAAGCTCTCCGGCCAGGCAATCTACAAGCGCTATTCACGCCTCCTGGAAAAGAACGGAATCCGCCATTTCCGCTTCCATGACCTCCGATGCGCCAACGCCGCCGCCATGATTCGCCTGGGCATCGACAGCAAATACGCCATGGAGCACAACGGCTGGTCGACGGAACACATGTATAAGCAGGTCTATGGCTATATAATGGCAGAAAAACTCTCCGAAGAATCCGCCCGCATAGATGCCTACTTTTTGCACAAATATGAAAATGCTAACGAAAATGCTAACGATAAATAAAAAGTCTTAGAATATCAACGCTTTTACGCATTCATACAAAGGGTTCGATTCCCCTCGGCTCCACCAATATAAAACAGCCTAGATTGTTCGTTTCTAGGCTGTTTTTATGTTATTGTGCCAATTTACGCTACTTTTTTATCCATTTTCTTTCCGTCATTTTTAACGAAATTAAAGTCATTTTGCTAATCGAAAAAACAATTTGCTAACGTAATTGCTAACGAAAATCCCCCTCCCGGTTTCCCAGGAGGGGGCGATTTCAGAACAAGGTAACAGGCTGAGAAGCAATAATCGAGGCCAGCTGCTCGGCGGTCACATCATCGGGATATTCCAAATCCCACTCGTCCGCCATCTTTTTCAGGTTGTCCAGGCCCATGGAAACAAGCTGCTGTTCGTCAAGGCTGATTTCAGGATATTTATCTTCCTCACGCAGCGGCACATTCGTCTCATCCGTCATCTTCTCCAGCCACTTGGCAACCTTGTCCCGCATACCGGCGGGGATAGGCAGCCCGCATAAGAGCATATTTTTCAAAATGCTGGTTGCTTCATACAGCACAAACAGGAGCGCAAACAATTCTGTAATTCCAAGCTTCACAATACCGGCGGACGATAGCGCAGTGGAAACATCCTGGCTTACCCAACCGATCAGGTTCACATTAAGCAGCATATCAACCATCGTAAGGATAGCGACAGCGGAAACCATGCCAACCTTGCGGATGCCACCGTCAATGCCTACACTGGAATTCCACTTGCGGTACTTAATCGCCCGCAGGGAGCCGAACACCATGTCGGCGCAGATGGCAATCGCCAGGGCGATGACAAACGCATTCCCATAAAGAGCCGCTACATAAGCGGAAAACAACGCTTCAAACATTTTCATTTCCTCCTTGATTATAAATTGAATGTAACTTGCTTGTAACTTGCTGGTAACTTGCATCAGTCAGTCAATATCAAAGTGATACCACCCGCTGGACATACGGTACCAGTACCGGATTTCCCCGGCGGCCTTCTTCCTGGCAAGGCAGCTTTCGATCTGCGCCGGGGTGGATTTGGTGGCGTTAAAATCCATGGCCTTGCCGATGATGTGCCTGCTGTTTTTTGCGCTGCCGGGAAGCTCATCGTTGTGCTCCTGGCACCTTCGGACGGAGCTGGGCACCATGGGGCCGAGTTCCTCCCGGATGCTGTCTGCTGTCTTCATCAGAGCTTCCGTTGGGTCCTCGTGCTTGCCAACGCACCGGGGGCAGGGGCAGCGGATATTCGGCTCGTCGGGCTTGAAATATTTGATATTGTCCCACCAGCTTCCGGTCTGTGGCTTGTCCACTTTCACAGCCGTACCGGAAACTGCCGCAATCAGCATTTTGCAGGTGGTATCGTCAAGCTTCCCTGTTACGGGCAGTCCATAGTCCGCCTGGAAAGCGGAGGCTGCACCGCTGGTTTTCACACCGGCCACATTATCCGGCAAGCCGGGGGAATAACCAAGGTACAGCAGCAGGCATTGTGCTTGTATCACAGTCATGTTTAATCCTCCTATCCATCATCCTGGAAAAGCCTGGATGCACGTTCTTTTGCCTCCGCGATTTCATCAGCCATAACCTCTGCTCCCAGCTGTGCCAGGGAATCAGACTGGGCCTTGATGATTTTTGTCTGAAGCTCCACGATGGCGCAAAGCTCCTCGATGATCTGCAGGTTACTCATACTTCTCACCTGTGATGGCCTCGTATTCCTCCGGGGTGATGCCTTTCCCGGGTTTCTTCTCGTTCAGGGCCACCCACCCGGCCAAGGTCGCCCGGCTGATGTAGCCTTTCTCCCACTTGGATTTCAGGGTTTCGTACTTGTCGCTCATAGTCGCACCTCCTTACAAGCCAGCGATAGCAAGCTCAATTTCGCTCAGTGCGCACTGAACGCCCTGGATCGCAGGGGAGACCAGCATGTCATATTCCGCCCGGGTATACTCCCGCTCTTCATATACCCATTCGGTCACGGTGTCGTCCCCCATGGGACCGAGAGCCGTCTCCTGCCGGATATTTCGGCGCTCATAAACTGTGGTCTCGCTGGTGGTCATGTCGATAACAGGGGGCTGCTCCGCCCTGCTGTCATGCACAGTTTTCCAGTCTGTCATTTGTAATTCTCCTTTCCTTTTTTGAAATCGCGGAAATTCTGCGTTTACAGTAATGGATGGACACAACCGGCTTAATATGGTCCCGGTAGAAACCATAGGCATTCGCGTGCCGGAACTGTCCAATGCGACTTAGCATACTGGCACAATCGTGCCGGGTATACCTCCTTCTGCTGTGGATGTGGTTCGCTTTCGCCCTGGTACGCTTCAGGACGGATTTCCGAATGGTTACTCTATCCCGGTGAATCACGAACCCAAGGGCATTGACGGCCCTACCTTTTGCCCGGCGGCTCCACCGCTTCTCTTCCTCCGGTGTCATGTCCTTCGGCTTCTGCTTCTTCTCAAATCGATACACTTGCCAATTCTCGTTTAGCCAGAGTTTCAGACGGAATTGCAGGAACACATTGATTCTCTCGACCATCCTGTGAAGCTCTTTCTTGTTCCTGTGGAAAATGAAAATGTTGTCCATGTACCGAAGATAATGGTCAGGCTTCAATTCCTGAACCACAAAATTGTCGAATTCCTCCATGTAGAAATTCGCAAGCCAGGGAGAAGTGTAGTAGCCTTTTGGAAGTCCGGGCGCATTTCCGTCAATGACTTTATCCATCACTTCAAGATATTGCTTGTCCCGGATTCTGGAACGAAGTTTCTCCTTCAGCAGCGGCGTGTCTATGTTGTCGTAAAACTTGTGAACATCTCCCTCGAAAACATAGAACCGCTTATTTCCGTACTCGTTCCTCCATCTGGTCATATCCTTTACTGCCTCATGTGGTCCTCTTCCAGGAAGGGAACCGTAGGCATATCGATAAAGCCGCGGCTGAACAATCGGGCGAAGCTGGCGGATAAGCATGTGGTGAACGATCTGTTCATCGTCCCACCTGGGCTTGACAATCTCCCTGGTTTTCTTGTGTGCGCCCTCCTGGAGCAAATGCTTTTTATGCCTGGGTGGATTCCATTCACCGCGAATAAACTTTCCCTGAATTTCCTCTGCCTTTTCCGTCTTGTTCTGTAAAACGGAGGCAACCACCGGCTTTTTCTTCTTGTGCTCTGCAGCTTCATCGATAGAGCACTCAATTTCCGGTATTTCGATCATTTTGTTGTATAAGCCATTATAGCTTTTCAAGAGGCTTCCCCTTTCTTATCCCCTTCGCGGCTGTGGGAGCCATTGCTCTTACTGGCCGCGCCTCTTATCAGGTTAATTTTCAGCAAGGGCTGCGGAAATAAGCTCACATTGTTGGAATATAAATCTGCCAAAGGCAGCTATCCCGTAAATCGAAAGGGCTAAGAAAAGCGACGCGCCGATGTTCCACCTCGCATTGCCCGCCGTGTTGTTGACGTTCAGGTAGCGGCCGCACTTGCCACCGTTGTCGCAGTTGCCGCCAACGATGGGGACGGAGAGACAGCAGGAAAAGGCACGGGTTTCGTGAGCATATTCCCAAAAATGGATTTACGTTTTGGTGGGGGATAAATCCCCCACACCCCCTGTTAAGAGGGATTTTGTAAGAAAAGCGACGCGCCGATGTCCCACCACGCATCGCCCGCCGTGTCGGAGACGTGCAGGTAGCGGCCGCACCGGCCACCGTTGACGCAGCTGCCGCCAACGATGGGGACGGAGACGATGTCCGGGTTGTGGTAGTGATAGTCAGCGTCAAACGTCGTTTCGCTTCCGCCAAGCACCGTCGGGAAAAGGCCATGTTCCGTCTGCTGTGCGCTTTTGACGTATCCGCCGCCGGAACTCGTTGCGGAAATGCCCTTGCGGATTGCGGTATACCCTGCGCCGGTCAGATTATATCCGCTTCCCTCCGGGGTCATTTTGGCCTTGTACATTCCGTGGTCGTAGATCAGGCCCACCATTCTGTCCCACCGTTCGCCCCAGAAGTTCTCCATATGGAACACCTTCACGGCGGAAGTGGTATTGCTGTAGCCGAAGAACTGGCCCTTGTCCTTCAGCGTTCCGGTCTCCAGGAAATCAGCAGCAGAACTGCCGCCGGTGGTATGGCCATGGCCGAACACGGACTGAATGTGCGTGCTTTTCCCAAGAAGCACCAGGAGATCATGAATCAGATTCCAGAAAGCCCAGGTGATGATGGTGAAATTGCTTCCGGTGGCCTGTGCCGCAGCCACTTCGGCGGAAGCGGTGGTGGAACCGGTGGCCGCAACGCCGGAAATGGAGCGCAGCTTGGAATCAATGATGCTGCCCTTGAACATTGGGCCGTAGGCGTAGGGAGAAATCGTGCCGTCTGGCCGGGTGTGGGCATAGGCCTTGTATCCATCGTCGTACTTCTCCTGGCAGAATATCACATACCGATAGCCGTTTTCGTGGTAGCGCTTCACCCATACCAGCGGGATCGCGCTCATGGCATTTCCGGCGTAGCCCGTGTTCGCCACATCGCTGTCCGCGCCGGTGACGGCCTTCTTGGTATAGTCGTCGGGATTCAGGGCGTAGTCCACGGTTCCGTCGTTCTTCACCATGCAGGGGAAATTATCCCGCACCACAAAGAAGTCCGCCCAGCTTCCGTAGTTGAATACGCCATTAGTGTAATCCATCTTCGCCGGGGTCATGCCGACGGCATCAAAGAGGTACTCCACCCGGGAAGAAGGGTTCCCCTCCGATTCCTTGACCCGGTATCCATACCGCTTCGGCCTCTGGCCCCGCAGCTCCGCCAGAATACTGTCCGTGTTCGCTTTCGTGCTGTTGGCAGTCGATTTGATGCTGTCTGTGTTTGCCTTGATCGCATCCTGAGTTTCCTTGTCTGCAATGTACGTTTTTCCCATTTCAAATCCTCCTTATTTTGTTACGCAGTAAAGCCCGCCATTGTCCAGACCAATCGCAAAAGGAGCTGTGCTTGCCGGGTCTTTGTCCACCTTCTCGTCAGGAACCCAGCTTTCCGGGTCTTTCTGAGATTCATAGTAGCCAAGAATCAGCACCGCCACTTCCTCCGGCACATCCACCGTCTGGCCGGGGTCGTATACATACTTCTTTCCGTTCACGGTAGCCACAAACGGTCTCGCGTTTTCCGGGATTTTCACAATCGCCATGGTCTCAACCTCCTGTTCCTATTGATAATCACATCATAACAAAAGCGGCACCGGGAATCTAAACCCAGTGCCGCCAATAATTTAATTAGTGCCAGGGAGCTTCGCTGATGGTGCTCTGAGACCAACCGAAGGCGTAATAGAGACTGTCTTTCTGTGCATAGGAAAGGCCAAGGCCATTGATATAGCGCAGAACTTTCAGTTTTTTGCTTCCGCTGATCGCCTTTCCGCTGGAATCCACATCCGCTTTTGCAGAGTAGTTGAACTTCCAGGCATCATAGAATACCTTTGCGTTCATGCCGGTTCTCTCGCAGTAAGTCTCATAGCTTTCAATTGCAGAATAGGAAATATCTTCGCATCCAGGGTGCTTTTTGATGAAATCCCAGGTGTAAACCTTTTCCGTTGCCTCCTGGCGGCTGAGACCGCCATACTTAACGTACATGTCCACAGCTCTGCTGTAAGACGTTTCCCCGCCCATGAAAGAATCCTTGATGTCATCAAAGGCAATTCCGGTTTCAACCTTGCACTTCCATTTGTTCACAGAAGCGTTTGCCTCGTCAGCGGTCAGGCCGGTATACCTCGTAAGCATCGTGACTGCCTGATGCCCAGTGATTTCGCCTTCCTGATACCACTTTCCAATACTGGATTTGATATTGGAAATAACATCCTTTTCGGCATGACCGTGAGAGGTAAGCTCCGCCATCTGTTTTGTGATGCTCTCTCCATTGCGAACGGCCTGGTTGATTGCATCGTACTTAGAGTAGCCATCACCGCCGCCCCATTCCTGCACAGTCCAATAAACGTCGTTCTCGTCCTTTGCAATGCCCTTGTCAAGTAGCTCCTGGTATGCTTCTTCCTCAGTGAGATAGCCGTCAAGATAGGCATACTTGATTGTGTTCTTGTCGCCAGGGTCGTAGGTCTTCACAACCAGGTCAGGGGCCATGTACTGAATAATGCTGTTCCAGCCGGTTATGGCCTCCCTGGTAACCGCCGCCATGGGTACGCCGCTCATGCCGGAAACAGCTTTCAGCATTTTGGAGATTCCGCCGTACCAGGTGTAGTTATTTCCATCACCAAAAATCTTCTGGTAGAGAATCTGTGTTCCTTTCACAAGATCGTCCGCCCACTGAAGCCAGATAGAAGAAGGTGCATAGCCATAGGTGTCTACTCCTACTGCAGCAAGAAGATTCTTTGCAAGGTCGCAGAACTCTGTAACAAGAGGAAGCTTGTTGAACGGATTCAATTCATCGATTACATTCCCGATGAATGCTTCCATCCACTTTTCACCATATTCCTCGTATTCGTCATCGTCCCGGAAGGCATCTGCAATAGCCTGGACGGCAGCAAGAATAACCGCGCCAAGGCCATAAACATACAGCGTTCTTCCAATACGCTTTCCGTTATTCCTCCAGGCATCCCGGTGATTTCCGCCCTTCTTCTGCAAATCCATCCTGTATTTGTCGAAAGCATCCACAAGCATACTGGCCGTTGTGGTCGGCTCGGACATGAAAGAGCCGGTAGCCCTTGCGAAAAGGCCCTTGCTTCGCAGATACTCGTTCTTGGTCAGAACACTGTCAACCACCTGGGTCTTGTAAATAACCTCCTCGAACAGAGAACTGACCGCATCATAGAAATGCTCGCTCCCTGGCATGATGCCGTGCTTGCGCTGCACTTCCTCTTTGCAGGCGCTCCACATCGCCGCCCAGGTGAGCTGGTCTGCCTTTTCAGCGCCCCACATGCCAGCCTCCCGGAACTTCTCCATGCCGGTTTTCTTGTGTTTGATGATGTCCGTCAAACCACGAGAAATATTGGTGTCATAGAACCCAAGGTCTTTCCAGGCAGCGATTCCGCTATACTGGTTCATCTCCTCGATGTTCTTCTGGATCGCCTTCGGGGAGAGCTTCAGACCTCGGATAATGGAACCGTAGTCGATAATCATCGCCGCCCGGGTGATCGCCATGGGCTGCTGAATCACGACCCGGAAATTGTATGCAACCTGGGCCATGTTGAACCGCCGCAGGGAGTTCAGTCCAATTTCGTCGCTGGTGATGCCGTGGCTTTCCGTGCCGTTGAAGGCTTTGATAATGCCGATAATGAAGTTTTCCGCATACCCGCGTCTTCCTGCGCCCGGTTTCGTTTCCTCCGGTACGCCAAAAACCCGGTCAAGCTGGTCTCTTACGCTATCCACAACCTGATTTTGAACGTGCTCTTTTCCGTTTTTCATCACGGTGACAGGTTCCTTCTGCTGGTAGTTGAACCATTTCAGCGCATCCAGAACAGGAAGGGCGAAGGAGTGATACTGCGCCATACTCGCCATGTGGTTGCTGAACACATCGAAGATGGAGTAAACAACAATACGGTTATTCGCTTCCTCCTGGAGCTTCTTGGTAAAGCCCATGTTCAGCAGCGCATACAGGCTCTGGCCCTCCATCTTATCATCCGCAACCGCTTCAATGTGCCGGCCATCGGAGTTGATGGGGAAGTAGTTCTCCTCTCCGAACATCTTCTCTCCAAACCGCTTCACGCTGACGTAGTTGCCCCAGCTTCCGCCCTTCTCCTGCATATACTTCTGAAGTGCGTCTGCAACTGCAATCTGCCTGGGTGTCAGCTCCGCGATAATCCGGTTCGCATCCTCAATGGAGATGGTGTGCCCTGTGTCAGACACTTTCTTTCCGTTGGAGAGGAATGTGGAAACCCGAATGCCCTGACCGAAGATGTGCCCCTTTGCCTGTTCCCGCTTCAGAAGCTCATAGAAGGACATAATCTGGGAAACCCGCATCTTCACGGTTCCGTCTTCCAGTTGGATGGTTTTCACTTCCTTGTCCCACTCCGTCACTTCCTTTTCGGTATAAGCCTTTTCGGAGAAAGAAACGATTGCCTTCGTATCGAATGCAAGCTGCGCTTGTCCCCGCCGAAGCCCATCATAGATAGCCTTGCCGCCGTTACCGAACCGCTCAAAGGCATAGGCCGGGCGAATCTGATTCCAGAAGACGAAGTTGTTGATGCCTTCACCAGCCTTCGTCCGGCTCTTTGCGTCATTGTATTCGTTCAGCTCCCGGATAGTTGCGTCACCGGCATCATACACATGCTGGTATACAGCGTTTGCATGGAACCGGTTGAAATCCTGGACGAGCTTTTTCACCGCCTTCACAATTTCGGAGAGCGATTTCAGTTCCTGGGAAGTCATCTGGTTGATAACGGACTGCCCGCTTTTTGCGTTGACGATTGCCTGGGCGGAGGCAATGAACCCTTTCAGCTTCTCCTGGAAGCCGGGCGGGAGGTCGTTGTACCCGGAGTAAAGCCCGGTTTCCTCCGCGTTTTTGTCCAGCGCTCTTTGCAGTGCAACCAGACGATTCATAAAGGCAATATCCGCCTGTGTCGCCTCACCGCCATTCAGCTGACGCTTGCTGGTGAAGTCGATACTGTTGATGAACTCAATTACCGTGTTCTTCAGCACATCCGGGACGTGCTTCATGTCCGTCTTATTGCTGGGGCTGATAATCCAGTTACCCAGGTCGGTAACGTCCTTGCTGATTCTGTCTCGGTACTTCTTGATGGCAGCGGCATTATTCCGCCGGTCTCTCCACCGCTGCAAAACAGCGTCATCCTGCTCCTTCTGGTTCTGTTCCACAATGCGCCTGGCAACCGGAAGAACCTTGCGAAGTGCCGGCGCCGTCTCCGCCGCAATCACCTTATTTTCCGCCTCCTGGATTTTTCCATCCAGGTCGCGCATCTGTTTCAGGGTCTCGGCGGCCTTTTCCCGGTCAACGTTGGCTCCAAACTGCTGCTCCTTATAGGTTCTTCCAAGTTCTCTGCGCTGTTCCTGCAAGCTGTCAAGAGCCGCAAGACGTTTTTTGAAGATGTCAAGAGAATCCGATACAGCCGCGTCCATGGAAAGCGCTTCGTTGGAAAGAATCCTGTCAGCAGCCATAGAAAGAATCTCGCGGTCGGTAAGGGTATTGGTTCTGCGCTGGTGCTGTTCCACATCCTCCGCGCCGAACTGCTGATCGGTTTTATTCAGCTCAGACATGACATAATCATATCTGCGCCGCTTCTCGTCCAGCTCCGCCTGGCGCTCAAAGGGCTGTTCAATCAGCTTTTCCTGGGCATCCTTGTCCGTAATGGTCTGCGCCAGCAGTTCCTCCTGGGCTTTCAGCTCCGTTTCCAGACCGGAAATTTTCTTCGCCATCTGACCGGCCATCAGCGTGGGGTTATTGATGTGCACCTTGAACCCATACCTGGTGGAACCCTGCAATACGCCATCGTATTCGCCGCCGGATTTCGCCGCAAGAATCTGGAAACCTGAAAAGGAGCCGATTTCCACAAACTCGTTTTCGGTCTTCGCCTTGGAAAGAATCGCGGAAAGGAGCGCTTCTCCGGCATCCTTTCTGTCTGCAAAGGTCTTCCCGCCAATCTGCATGGAGAATTTCTCCTCGGAATAGGTGTCCTTTCGCTTCTTCAAATCCTCTTTTCTGGCCTCGATGGACATTTCCAGGGATGCAATCGCTTTGATGTCGTTTTGCAGATTGGTTCTGGCCCTTATCACAGCGGAATCGTGGGTGCGTTTCAGTCCGTTCAGCTTTTGAAGCTCATCTGCCAGCTCCACGCTCTCCTTAATCATCGGATTGCCGGATGCAAGGGCTTTCACTTCTGCTGCGCTCAGGGTAACGTCTCCGGTGTCCTCGGCATTTCTGCCAACATCGTCACCGTTCATAATCTGGTTGATAAAACCGCTCTTTCTGTCCAGAATATCCCACAGCCGTGCATCAAAGCTTCCGGTTGTGACATAGACATACTTCGCAACCTCGTCATTCAGATTGCCCTGGCGGAAAGCACGACCATCCCGCTGCTCCACATCGCCGGGCCGCCAAGGGGCATCCATGTGATGAATGGCCGTGACGCACCTCTGGGCATTCATGCCAACGCCCATCTTTCCGGTGGAGCCAATCAGCACACGAACCTTTCCGGCGTTCATATCTGCGAACAGCTGCTTTCTTTTCAGATCAGTGTCCGCCTCATGGATGAACGCAATTTCCTCCCGGGGGATTCCTTTCTTCGCCAGGTAGTCCCGCATGTCCTCATAGAGCCTTGCGCTTTCAGAATCAAAGGAATCGTCAATTTCCGTGGATATCTCGTCGTTTGCCTTGGACTTGTCCTTTCCCTTTGGTGTTGCCATGTCGCAGAAGACAATTTGCGTCCCGTTGATCGTAACCTTTTTCCCGGTCTTTCCATCCACGGTCTTGATGTTCTTACCGGCTCTGTACTCTTTCAGGATGTTCTCGCAGCATCGATACAGCTTACACCCTGGCTCATAGGGAAGCGTCGGGTCAATCATGCGCTGGGTATAGCTGACCTTTCTGCCGTCGCTGGTGATTTTCAGCATATTGTCCTCAGATGGGTCAACGTTTTTCACATTGTTTGCCCGCTTTTCCAGACTTTTCATGTAGTCCTTTTGGAATTTACCGGGTTCACATTCCACAATCTGAACACCGCCGCCCCGCATCTTCGGAATTTTGAGGCCCGGAACCTCAGTAAGAACGTCAGAGAAACTGCGGAACATCAGCTGAAGCTCGTTCAGGTTCTTAAAGTTGGAGAAAACCTGCTTTGCCCGCACGCCCTGGCCGCTGGGCTTAATCTCGTAGGTATTCACAACCTCGCCAAACTGTTTTGCCCAGGCATCAAAGGTGGTAATGCCAAGCTGTTTCAGCATGTCGGACTGCAAATACTTCTGCATGATATACATTTCCGCCATACTGTTCATCACAGGGGTGGCGGTTGCGAACACAATGCCACGTCCTCCGTTCAGCTGCTGCAAATACCGGATTTTCGTATACAGGTCAAATGCCCGCTGGCTGCCATCGGAGTTTCCAAGGCCGCCCACGTTCTGCATCTTCGTTGTGTACTGCAAATTCTTGAAGTTATGTGCTTCGTCCACAAAAAGCGCATCGATGCCAAGGGTTTCAAAGTCCACGTTGTCCTCGTCAACGCTCTGGATTTTCAGCCGTTCCAGCTTCGTTTTCAGCTGGGCGACCTTCTTTTCCATCTGCTTGACGGTAAGGCTCTTTCCGCCGTTCTCCGCCTTTTCCTCGGCAATTGCGGTCAGAACTTCGTCGATCTGCTCCTGGAGGAACCGCTGCTGGTATTCCTTGGACATCGGGATTTTTCCGAACTGCTCATAGGAGAGAATAACCGCATCAAAGTCACCGTTGGCAATGTTGTTGGTAAATACCTTCCGGTTTTCTTTGCTGAAGCTCTTATCGTCTGCCACAAGGAGCTTTGCCGCCGGGAAGTAGCTGTTGAATTCTACGCCCCATTGAGCAACAAGGCTTTTCGGAACGGCGAACACAGGCTTTTTCACAATGCCAAGCTCCCGAAGCTTCATGGCAGCAGCAGCCATTTCCAGGGTCTTTCCCGCGCCAACCCGGTGGGCAAGCAGGGTATTTCCGCCGGAGGCAATAATCCGCTTCACAGCGTTTGCCTGGTGCTCCCGAAGGGAGAAACTGGCGTTCAGTCCGTTCACCGTCAGGCTGGAGCCATCATATTTCGGGTTAGCCAGGGCGTTATAGGTCTCATTGTAGAGCTTCGACAGCTCTGTTCGCCTGGTTTCGTCGCTCCATATCCAGTTTCGGAATTCCTCTTTGATTTTATCCGCCTTTTCCTGGGCAGCGGCGGTCTCGTCCTTGTTGACAACCCGGCGCTCCTTTCCATTCGCGTCAATCTCCCGGTCTGTAACGGTCACATTCCCGTTCCCAAGAAGGGATTCAAAGAGTTCCAGGAAGCTTCTGCGGCTGGTTCCCCATTCCTGGGTATTATGGTAGTTGCCTTTCAGCCTGGCATTATTCAGCCGGATTTTATATTCTCCGGTCTGGGCAGAGTAGCCGACCTCCACATCCGGTCCGCCATATCCGTTGTTTCTGCCGCCGAGCATATGTGCGATGAAATCGGCATACACATCCGTTGGCACCCACACAGCGCCGGGGGAAACATGGATTTCATCGTAAGGAACGTCCTTCGGGATCACCCGGCGCAGTTCTTCCACATTGTTCTGGAAATCCTTGTCGTTCCTGGCCAGCGCTTCCGCCTCCCGCAGCTTTGCCCGCACGTTGCCGGAAAGATAGGTTTCCGGCGCTTCCAGGCTGCCGCTTCTGGTCTTGAAGGCCATTCTGCTGTCAATCAGCTCCCGGGTGACTTCCTCCTTACTTCTGCCGGTTAGCCTGGCAATCAGGGAAGCATCCACCCCGCCGGTGGTGTTGATGGACACGATCAGGCCGTCGCTGACACTCTCCGCATGGGTCACGGTTACGTTGGCCTTGATGGTGTCCTTTGTGAAGATGTCCGCCTTTTTCGCCGTGGACGGTTTTCCTTTTCCGCCCTTCTGGTAATCCGTTTCCAGAGCGAACAGGGAAAAACGGTAGGGGTCTTCTTCAAAGGCTTTTTTGTTCTTCGGGTCATTGATAAGCCCGTTTTCCTTCACAAAGGAATCATACACCTGGTTCAGATACTTTCTGGCCTTTGCGATTTCTTCCTTCGTCCGGCCCTGCTGAATCCGCTCAACCAGATTCCGGTAGGCATCCCGGATGTCGATCATGCCGCCGATTCTCTTTGCGGTGTCCGCATTGGTCACGGCAACGCCGGAGCCGTTGGTAATGGTTCCGTCCTGCGCCCTGCGGTATGCGCCCTCCTTCGGCTTTCTGACCGCTTTCTCCGCTGCCTTCCTGGCGCTCTCTGCCGTCTTTTGGACGTAATCCATTTTTCCGGTGATCTTGTCAAAGGCAGCGCGAATCTGGTCTCCGAGGCTTCCTGCGTTCTCCAGGGGGGCATAGGTAAGAGTATCAGCGCCATACATTCCCCTGGTGACAGTCTCCTTTCCAAGCACCATTTCCGGGTGACTTGAAAAGTATTCGTTCACATTGACATTCCGCCAGCTGCCGGGAATACTCTTTTGCGGTGCTTCCAGGAATGTCTCACCGGAATACGCAGTACCTGGAACACGTTTTTTCAGAATAAGGATGTCTGTCACAACCTCCGTTCCAGCGTTCCCCTTGAAAGCGGTATTCGGGAGGCGAATCGCGCCAAGCAAGTCAGCCCTGTCCATGATGTACTGCCGGATGGCATTGTCCTGAGAATTCATGGTGAAGCCGGACGTGATGAACATCACAATTCCGCCGGGGCGAACCTTGTCGATGGACTTTGCGAAGAAATAATTGTGGATGGATTTTGTCACCCGCTTCGGGTAGCTCCTGTCAACAACGCCATAGTTACCGAATGGAACATTGCCGATGGCCACGTCCATGTAGTCATTGGGAATATTGGAATCCTGGAATCCCTCAATCCGCACATCGTTGTTGGGGTACAGGTACTTCGCAATCTGGCCGGTCACTCTGTCCAGCTCCACCATGGTCCAGCTCTTGACGTTTGCGGTCATGTCCGCCGGCATACCGCCGACGAAATTACCAACACCGCTGCTGGGCTCCAGCATTCTGCCGCCCTGGAATCCCAGCTTTTTCAGGCCGTCATACATGGCGGAGATCACTTCCATGGATGTGTAGTGGGCGTTCTTCGTGCTTTCGCTCATGCCCCGGTATTCTTCCTCGGTGATAATGCCGTCCGTCACAAGCTGCCGCAGCTCCTTGAATTCCTTTTCCCAGCCGGATTTCGCCCGCATCTCGCTCTTTCGGGTCTCCCGGTTATAGCCAAGCTCTCCGAAAGCGCCGTCCAGACCGCCCCATCCAACATACCGGGATAGAACCTCCTGTTCCTCCCTGGTGGAAAAGCGGCCCTCCCGGTTCAGCTGATGAATCAGGCGCAGCGCCGCAACGTTGTCCCGGTATCGTGCCTTTTCTCCTTTCGCAAGGTTCAGGCTTTCACCGATGACGTAATTTTCGCCCTTCGGCTTTTCCGTGGACTTCTGCTCGATCTCCCGCTGAACGGTTTCCGCAATGCCGCCATCGTCCTGGTTTACGTCTGCATCTCGTCGTAAATCTGAGACCGCACCACTTCCAGTGCCCCCGGAACGTCCATCCCGCTCTGAATCAGGTCTGCCGCCAGATCGTCCAGCCTCTGGCCCTCCTCCTGAAGAATCGTCAGCAGCTGCTCCTTGGTCATGCTGTTGTATAGCTTCTTCTTGTGGTTCATCCAGTAGTCGTGCAGCTCCTTCGCCAGACTGTTCAGATTCAGGTATTCCTCCCTGGTGATCTTCCCGTAAGGCTCCATCGCTTTCTTCCTGTCCGTATACATCAGCTTCTGCATTTTGTGTTACCTCCTCAGTATTATTCACTGCCGGATGATCCAGCAAATGATTGTTTTCTGCAACCGGCTCCTGAGAATCGGATTGATTTTCCGTTGAAGCCATAGCATCCGAAATGCGTTTAGAAATTTCCTTCTGGTCTGCTTTTCCGTACCACAGCTTATTCTTACTGCTCCAACGGAACTTGTTTTCTTTCAAAACGTCCCGCACATTCTCGCCGGGCTTGCTGTCAAAGCGGATTTCCAGCGTTCCTCTTTCCGGGTTAGGAGTGATTGAGAAACTGCCGTATGAGGTGGTTTCCGGTTCCTGTTTTTCCTCCTGCTTCGGCTCTTCCTTTTCTTCTTCCTCCTGGATAGAATCGCTTTCAGCCTGATTTGATTCTATGGGGGCTTCGGAATCTTGGATCGAATCATCCTTAGTTTCGTTTTCGGAAATTTTAGTTTCAGACGAAGTTTCAGAGTTATCAACAGCAGTTTCCGAGTTATCCTCTGCAACTGTCTTCTGGTAGTTCTCAACAGCCTGGACAGCAGCATCGTCGAACCGCTTCACGATGTCTTCCAGGTAAGAAATGCTGTCTCCAACCTCTTGCTTCAGGAGACGAGCCTCCCGGGAGCCGTTCTTTGCCAGGGATTGAAAGTAGCTTTTCAGGTTAGAAACGAACTCTTTCAGTTTGTTTCTCAAGGTTTCAAACACACTTGTGTGCTTGTCTGCCAGCTTCTGAAGGAACTTGGAATCCTCCAGGATGTCCGTCATGGCCTCCGCAACAACCTCACGGCTGGCATCGTCATAGCTCATTTTTCCGGTGCTGTCCTGGGCAAGCCTGGTTTCAATCAAGTCCTCCGGGTTCTCCATGGTTTCAAAAACCGCTTTTCTGAAATCATTATACTGCTCCGGATTCCACTTTTCAATAAAATGCGTGAATTCATGCCCGTAGGTACGCAGCATGGTGTATTTTGCCAGGCTTCCAACGTCCTTGGTTCCTGACAGACCCGCATTTACATCTATGTAGATGGTGTTGTCGCTCCACTTAAAACGGCCCTGTTCCTCCTGGAATACGCCATCCTCGTTCGCCTGAGACTGATACAGTACAATGTCAATACCGGTTGCCTCCGCAATGGTGCTCAGTGCGCTGTATGCTTTCCGCTGCGGGTCGTTGAAGGTCTTTGTAAGGTCTGCGATTTTTACGCCCTCTCCGCGCACAACGCCCTTATGCCATCCGGTTTTCCAGTTGACAGCCTCCGAATTTTTGGCGCTCTGGGCCTTGGCTGCGGCAGCCGAGGCAGTTTGGCCAATCTCGTAGGCAATCTCTCTCTGGCTCTCACTAAGACCTCTCAGAGCCTCCACGCGGTTCAGAGCGTCTTTATTCAGCCCGGATTTTCCCATGTCATAGGCAGTCTGGAACGCCCGGTCATACTCTTCCGCGTCCTGGCCTTCCAGGTAGTTTCGCCGCATCGCCTCCGCATAGGGGCCGTACTTTTCGGAAAGGGATTCCAGCGTGATGGTTTTCTCCGGTTCCGGCTTGTCCGTTTCCATTTCGGAATCCGCTACGTTTTCTTCCATTCCAGCATCAACCCCAGGTTCAGCGCCGGCCTCCGCTTCCTCCTTTGCGAACTGCTCCTCGTTGGCGTTCACCAGCCGCCGCAGCTCACCGCCGGAGAGGGGCTTTCCGGAATCAAGCTTCTGCTTGTACTGCTCTGCCAAGGTTCTGCTCTGCGTCCCATCCGGGCTTTCCAAACCCTCCTGAACAAGCTCCGCAGCGGAACCGCCGTAGGTTCTCTTATACTGGTGGTTTGCAACAGCGCCAGTAACACCGTCCATCAGGAGCGTGGACATGGCCGTGTCCGCAGCCGTGACCGCCATCTCGTGGGCGTATTTCTTCACCAGCTCCCACTTTGCCTCCGCCGGTGTTTTGCCATCGGCAACCGCATCTTTGATAAACTGTGTGCTCTCGCTCTTATCCGCCATCACGACGGCATCGGCGATGGTGTTGGCGATGTAGGAGGCCTCTTCTTCTGTGATTTCGTTTCCGATTCCAACCGCAGCAGACTTTAGCCATTCAAAAACACCCTGTCCGATCAGCTCCGGGTCTTTCAGATTCATCCAGCGCTCAAAGGTTCGGCTCTCGGTGAATACCTCCATGCCGCCGTCAACAGAGCCGACCAAAAGTCCCTGAATCGGATTTCCGCCCTTTTCCTGTGCCTCCCGGTAGCTCCCCTGGAAACCCTGGGTGAAGGAGAGGGCGCTGTTGATTCCGGCTCCGGCCAAGGCCCCGCCGCCGGTGGCAGAGGCCAGAGCCATTCTTGCCAGGTTGTCCGCAGCATTGGCAGCGCCCCGATAGACAAAAGCGGCACCCTTGCGAATAATCCCGCCGTCATCTCCCTCGATTGCATCAGAAATACTCTGATCTGCAGCAGAGGCCGCCCTGCTGGGAAGATAGCCAAGCCCATTCGGGTCAGTGGTGCGGTATGGAGAACCCTGGAAATAGTGCTGTGCGGTGTCGTGAATCGCCTGTAAGGTCCCGGTAATTCCACCAACGATGTTTCCGGCTCTTGCTCCGGTAAATCCAACAGCGCCGGTTCCAACATTCTGACCGGCATAATCATAAACAGCATCGAGCACTTCGCCCGATGTTTTGGCGTTCTGATCCCGCATCAGGGTCTCATACATGGCATTGATGTCTTCCCGGCTGTATCCGTTCTGAAGAAGATACCCATAGGCCATGGTGGTGTCTCTTCCGTGGCTGTCGGAGAGTGCCTTCCGTTCCTTATCGGAAAGAGAAGAAATCATGTCCTGGTATTTGTTGTATGTAGCCGCATCCTCCATGGAATCCAGTTCGTTCATCTGCTCTTTGATGGATTTCATCTCATCGGTAACAGGGATATTATGGAGGCTGACACCGGGGTTCGCCTGAATTGCTTCGTCCAGCGCTTCCTGATAGGATTTCTGAAGCTCTTCCCTCCTGTTTGCGATCTGCTCGGAACTCAGCATGGAATCAGCCTTACCGGCGAAACTGCCAAAATAATCCTTGATGGAAGCAAAGCTGTCCTGGAACTGCTTCCTGGCTCCCTGGTTGAATAGTCCGCTCACGCCGTTGTATTCCGCCTGAATGGAATCAAACGCCTTCACGTTTTCAGGCGTATACCCAGACTTTTCCACATCGTCCAGGAAACGGTTATACCTTGTCAGGAAGTCATTCGCGCTTCTCCTGGAATCCATCTGCGCGGTATAGGATTTCCTGGCGGCCCCATTTTTTCTCTTCTCCTGGAAGCTCTGCGCCCGCTGATTCATGTAAGAATCCAGTGTTTCCGTGGTATTTGACTGTTTATCGCTTCTGGAAGAAATCTCTTTCTCCATTTCTTCCCGAACGGAAGAAAATCTGTTTACTGCCATGTTTTTACCTCCAAAAAGTTATCTGCTCTTCATCGCGCCGCTGCTGATGATCTTGTTCAGGTACTCCTGGGCCGTCTTTTTCTGGGAACTGTTGAGCACATTCGTGCCGGAAATCACTCTGCTGGGGTCAAATGCGGAGTTCGTGGCATTGTTCAGCATATTCTCCACAAAATCCATGGCTTTCTTATCGTCATCGCTGATTGTATTCTGGGCGCTGCTTCCGCTGCTTCTTCCGCCGCCGCCTCCGCCGGAAGACTTCGCCGCCGCCTGCTGCTTCGTCCATGCCATGTTTTCGTTGTACTGCCGGACGCTTTCGTCGAACTGCTTCTGCCACTGTTCGTCCGCAATGCGGTCCCGCTCCTGCTGGTAGGCCCATTCCTGGTTGTACCGTGCATCCTCGGTGGCATCCCGGTCAAGCTTGTACCGATAATCCTGATCGTCCATGAACATACCGTAGTCAAACTCCTGGTCATTCTGGAATCGGCTGTAGTCGTAGTCCCGCTCGCTGTCATACACGCCCTGGAGACGGTCAAGCTCCGCGTAATACTGATTCAGCTGGTCCATATAACGGTTGTATGCCATGTTCTCCTGGTCGGACAGTAGTCCGTACTTGGAAAGAAGATCATCTCCCTGCATCTGGTATCGGTCAAGGGCCATCTGGTAGAACTGCGGCATCATGTCATAGGCACCCTGCAAATAGTTCTGGTAGGTCTGCTGCCCGGCAGTCTGGGCATAGCTATTCCCGTATCCGCCGGTGAGCGCCGCAGCCTGACCCATGGTGTCCATCATCGCTTGCTGCCCCTGACCAACATACCGGTCAAGCATCTGCTGGTACATGGCATCCGCATTGATGTCATACTGGAACGGTCCACGGTTCTGATACTGCTGAATCAGATCGTTCATGGTCTGCTGCCACTGGCTCTGATATTCCCCGGGCTTATTCTGCTGGTGCTGCTGAAGGGCGTTCTGTGCATCAGTCACCTTCTGGCTCTGCTGATATTCCTTTTTCTGATACGGAGTGTATGTAAATGCCATTTTCGTTTCCTCCTTTATGTCCAATAATCAAGATAGCCGTCAATCCAAAGGACTGCATGGCTGCCGGTTTCTCCGGCACGTTCCACCGCTTCTACCTGGATAAAGCCGTCCGTGTTCACGCATACAATGGCTGTCCCACTCCCATTTACAGGGCAAATAGACCGGACGGCCCGCAGCGGTCTGTATTCCTCCGGTATCTGGGAACCGTTAATTGTGATCGAAGCACCTGAGTGTGTAAAAGAACAGTTGAACGCCACATAGACATGGTTGCCTTCCTTTACCTGGTATTTGCAATCTACAACCCGCCCAAAGTCATAGGAGGATTCATACACGCCGCTTGCAAATGTAAGCGGCTCCCAGTCCGAGCCAAGCACAACCAGTTTCCCGCGCACAAGCAGCGTCATGTGTGAAGCAATGTCCACAACATGTGGTGCCTCCGGGTATTTTCCGAATCCAGCTCCGTCCACTCCGTCGTATAAGACAAAGCTGACCTGGCTCGTCATAATCTGGAAGTGCAGCGTGTGCTTTCCTCCGATGGCGTCAGCAGCTTCCAATTCCACGTCGTAGGAAGTAGAGGTAGAGGAAACCACATCAGAAATCAATATAGAAATCTGGTTTTCTGCATCACCGCTCCCGAGTAACTGAACCCAATTACCATAGATTTCCGCACCGGAAACCTTGTACCGGTATTGCAGGACACAGGAGTTCCGCTCTATACCGTCAATAACGAAGCTGGAATAGCTCTTCCCAGCCCGGATTGCCAGGTATGTGCCATCTGAATTCAGCTCTCCGGTTAATTTCGCCCGTTCGCAGATCACCTCGCTGTAGCCCGTGTATGGAGTAACCTTTGGTTTTTGGTACGGTAGCACATCAATGGATGTTGTAACCGTTCTGGTGAATCCCCTTTCGTCCGTCACCTTTGCGGTAACGCTCACGGTTCCATCGTTCATAATGGTGTCCACAACAGCCGGATTTCCTGTGGCGCTTACACTTCCGACCTTGAGCTCATATTCTCTAATTGTGGAATATTCGCTTTGCGCTGAGAACTCCGCCTTTGCACCTGTCCTGCCCCTGATATAGAGCGTCGCCAGTTCTCCCGTCAAATCCGTCACAACAGAAAGCGTAATGTTTTCAACAGTGAACATCGGCTTCGTTGTGTCGTTTTCCGGTACAATAAGCTGAACCGTTATTTCCGTTGACCCAACAAACGCGCTTCCATTATAAGTCTCGCACACCAATGTACCCGTCCCATAGGTCAAGTTCGGAATCTGTTTCGCAAATTCATAGGAAGGTGACCAGGAATAGCTGTCTATCATCCCATCCGCGATTGTTTCGCTTCGTTCTCCCATTGTAAATTTCAGGACCGTGCGGAACGAAACAGAATTTCTATTGCAGAAAATAGTCTTTGCCGTTCCCATTGTTGCCCTGTTTGATTCCAAAGACGGAACTGTTGCATCCGGAACGGTTATTGTAAGATGAATCGTATGGCTTCCGATATAGCTGCTGCCGGAGTAAGTCGCGCACATGATGTAGAAATTCTCTGTGAGCATATTTGGCATTGAAGCCACAATGTCTGGCACATCCCAGGAATAAGAGTTTGCGACGTTGCTCGCAAAAAGAATCCAACTTGCTTGCACAAAATCATAATAGTAAAGGTTGTGCGTAAAATTGGCATTCTTCCGGTCAATGCTAAGAATCAGCGGCGTGAGCATCTGGACCGTCTCTTTATTTGCGCTGATGGTGGATGCCCTGGCAATGGTTCCAAGCCCAACCGTTTCACCGCCGCTCAGTGTCTTACCGGAAAGAGAAGTCCCGGTCGCTCCACTAATGCTTCCGCCAATGTAAACGCTTCCAACGCCTGTAGCGTTGTCGTGTGCAATGGTTGCCGACAAGGAGGCATGGCACACACCGGCGCCGCTGGAATCGTTGTATTCGTTCGTATAACTGAAATTTACGCTTTGTTCCCCAATTGCAAGGGTACCATTGAAACTGGGGGAGTTTGCGCCGGTTGTATAGCCGTCTGTTTTGTATGCGTACAGATACGCAGTCACTGTGGATGTGTTTTCAGAAATATTCTGACTGCTGCTCCAGTTGATGTATCCTTTCCAGGCAGATGTACTGGAATTAAGCCTGATCTGTCCACTCGCCATCAGCCGCTACCTCCTATCCACTGAAACGCGAGGCCATGGTCATAGAACACCTTGAATTTCCCTGCAAGGATCAGGGCACCAGTGATTTCAGCGTTTGTAATGTACAGTTTATAGTCTGAAATATATGCAACCTCGGTGTCGTTGCGGTCATAGAAAGAAAGCCGATCAGCGCTGAATCTGGCAAACTTAGAGAACACATTTTCACCGTTCACATCATTCGTCTGACCGATCTCAAGTCCGTAAACAGGAATTCCGTTTTCATCCTCATACAATAGGCCAGTTCGGACGTAAGCGTTGGTCTGCACCATCATGGTTTGAAGCTGTTCTACCGTATCAGCCATCCCGTCAGAAGCGGAGGAAATTGCATCCACCTTTTCGGAAAGCGTATTTTTGTCCGTTTCCAGGTTTTTGGTGGCTTCCGTAAGGCTCTCAGTGGTAGTCACGAGACGGTCAATTGTATTGAATTTCCCGGTGATTACCTGGTTGTTCACATAAAGCTGGTCAATTCTGGTGCTGCTTTCTTTGATTGTATTGGAGGTCTCCTCCTGGTATCTCCCGAAATCGCTCTGAGCCACATAAACTCCGACCAGCTTCTTGCTTATGACATCGTAGTAGGCATTCACGATATCCGAGGATTTGATAATCAGGTCTTTCAGCGCGTCAAAGGTTTTAGTTGCATCTATCTTGCCACTGGAAGCAGAAGAGACGACAGTTTGCTGCGTTGTGTTCGTTCCAACATTGCCACCGCCTCCAGGACTTGAAATGGTGTTGAACGCCCATTGCAGCTGCTGCGCCATCTGGTAAAGGTAGGAGCGGATCTGTAATAGCTGCTCCGTTTCCGTTTTTGCTGTAATGTTCGGCTGTCTGATGTCAATCAAGGCTTGTCACTCCCTCCGCTGAACGTCTTTGTGACGGAGAATATCATCGCTTTTCCTCGACCCTCCATCCGGATTCTCAGGTGGTCACACCGCCTGGGCCGAACCGGGAAAGTAAATGACCGTAGATTCACGCCGGACATGGTTCCTATGTTTTCCCATGCGCCGCAGGAATCGTATTGCGCCAGAATGCTGAGACTGCTTCCAGGCTCCAGCACAAGCCGAATGCTGATCCTTGCCAGATACTGCCTTTCCGGCAGGGAAGCATTGATAATTCCGGTCTCAGCGAACCATTCGAGAAAATCAACATCCTGATAGCCGCTGCCAAGCATGGTGACAATCTTGCCGCCGATGGTGGAGCAGTATAGTTCATCCCGGCAGGAGCAGAATGCGGTTGCCTGTAACCCTGATTCCCTGTGCCATGTGGATTTTGAGGAATCATAGACGAACAAATAGTACTCGCCGGAAGAGGACTGCATGGAAACGTAGTATTTGTTTCCATGGGCACCGGCAACCGCATTATCATAATGGGTGTCGCCAAGCGCGGCTGACATCTCCGTTGGAAGAGACCCATCATAGGCGCAGATTGCGTGCCGGCTTTTGTAGTAGAGTATCTCGTTCACAATGGCCAAGCTCCTGCTGCACCCTTTCTGAACCCCTCGGCAAGCGGTGGTCTGCACCTGGAAATTAGCAGGAATCTGACCGTAAACCTTGTGCATGCAGTTTTCCTTGAAAAACAGCGGGTAGCCGGAATGGGTAATCGCACCGGTGAACTGCCCATCAGAGCCAAGAGAAACCGCGTAGCTGTCCGTGCTGATGCCCATGTAACAGTTCCAGTTCTTGAAGTCGCCCAGCTTACAGGCGTAAAGCTCGTTTACAACCTCACCGTCGCTGTTCAGGCCGTATCTGCAACCCCAAAGCCGGTTGTCGTTCTCGATTACAAAATCCATAATGGGCATCTTCCGGCTGACTCCAATACTTTCTTCGATGGTTGTCTCCTCGTCAAGAATGCCAACCACGACAATGTAGTCATCATCCATGGAGTAAACAACGGCAGCGCCATTCAACGCGTTTATTTGCTCCGCCGTTTCCGCCGTGATTCCATCCGGAATGGTGATCTTCACTCCGTCATATTCCTTGAAAGCCGCACCAATTCCGGCGCTGGAAATCTTGATGTAGGTGGTTGCCGCATTTGTCCACATCCCGTTTGCCTCGGAATACTGCTTTAGAGAATGTGGCGTAACGCTGGTGTCCATCCATAGCTGCATATTGCTCGGTTCGCCAGGTGCAGAGGGCTGAATATAGTCAGGTTTGAACGTGGTTCCGTCCGCCTTGCATGGAGAAAAGGTAACGGGAGCGGAAGTAGATACTTCCGCCTCGATGCTTCCTCTGTCAGACGTATCCGCCGTGTTGATGTATTTTTTATCAGGCAGGATGATGACATAAGCTCCCATGGAGATAAGCTTCTTCGGGCAGTCCTCCGCGTCTGTGGACAGCCCCATGTCAAACCGGTATTCATTCATCACGAAGTCGCTTCCGTCTACATAGCAGAGGCTGTCCTTTGCAATCATCCCCTGTACATTCCCAGCTTCCAGGTATGTGCCGCGCTTCTTCCTGGGACTGAGAACCGGGTAGGAATCGGATGTCAGATTCAAATCGTCGTAGAATTCATTGTCCCCAATCCGCAGATTGTGGTTGTACCCAGCGAAAACATCCTGGGTGGTGCGGCTTTGTGCCGGTGCGCTGAGTGTCGGGTACATATTTTCCTCCTAAAACCGGAAACGCCCGCAGCCAACAGGCGTGTGATGCTTTTTGTAGAAGCTTTTGAAATCGTCAAGAAGCGACTTGAACATGAGAATGGAGCAGTTATATCGGTCAAAATCATCATTGGCATAGTGCACCTGAGCCTGGAGCCAATGGATGTAGCATTCGTCGTATGGCTGTGGCATGATGAGCACGGTTGCTGTGTCTGTGTTATCGTCATACCCTACAAAAGGATATTGTTCCGCCCCCTCATGGGCATCGATCACATCATTTTTCACCATGGCATCCGCTCTGGAAAGCCAAGTTATTTTCTGATTTACGGAATAAGCATTCGGATTCGTTGCATCCGATTGTGCGATTGCTTCCTGTATGGTCATTCGTACCCCTCCATTGCAAGAAAGGGAGGCATTGCCGCCTCCCTCCGTTTGATGTTCAGTTAAACCTGGGCCATTTTGATGCCGCGCATCTCGTTGACAGTCTTGTCGGCCTTGTACTGCGCTTCCCGCGCCCGCTTGTACTCGTCGGCAACGTATCTGGGAACGCGGGAGCTTTCGCCACGGGGCATCACCCAGTTCTTTCCGTTGATGCCGATAACGAGATTGGGATTCTCGTCGCTGGGGTCACGCTCGACGAAAACGTCAACCATTTCCAGCGCAGGGTCAACAGAAGCGGCGGTTTCGGTTTCTTTTTCGGTGACAGCGTTCTTTGCCATGATGGTTTACCTCCTAAAAAGTGCGGGGCAAGGGCATGACCCCTGCCCCATGGAATCAGTTCAGTTCATCGGTGGCGGAATAGCTGGAACAGCTCATGATCCGCAGAACCCGCTCGGTATACAGGATAGTTGCACCGTTGGTCTCAAACTTGTAGCCAACAGTGGAGAACTGGTTCAGCGGGCCGCCGGCCTGTTCCTTGCTCTTGACGATCATTTCCAGACCACCCTCCTCCGGGTCGATGATGCCGAAAGCATCCTTGCCGAAGCAGTAGGTGGCGTAGGTCTTGGTTCCAGCCTTGTTCTTGTAGGTATCGCCGCCCAGGATGGGGGCGAAGGTGTCCTCCACAAAGCGCATGCCGTGCAGCTCACCGATTTCTCCGTTGAAAATCTCGTTGACGGCGGCGTACTTGTGCACATCGATCCAGTCCTTGTGCTGGCGCAGGTCGAATGCCACGGAGGGGTGGATAACGGCGTAATACTTTCCGTTGATGGTTGGAACCTTGTTCTTCTTCATGATGGTCACCGCCTTGGCGGCCATGGTCGGGGTGAACATGGACATGACGGTGGAAGAAGCCTCCATGGTTGCGGGGCTGGTTGGCGTGGACGCTACATCGCCGGTAGCCAGGGTGATGTTGTCGCAGTACAGAACGTTGGTGTTTGTCAGCAGCGCGTCCCGAATCAGAACCTCCTGGGTCTCCGCAGCGGAAGCGCCCATTTCCTCGGAAGCGCCCAGGATCACATCATCGTAGGCGTGGGCTTCCAGCTGATCGGTGACAGCAGTGTAGGTGCCGTACTGGTCAATAGTGCCGGTCTTGACGGTCATGCCGAACTTCTGGCCGGTGGGGATAACGCCCTCCTGGAGCTTGGACGCCCTTGCAAAGGTGTTCCACTTTCTCCATTCAACGGTCTTACCGCGGCCCTTGGGCAGGGGCTGGGTAACCGCGAACTGTGCGTAGTACATTTCCGCTCTGGCGTTCATCAGCAGCGTGGTGTCGAAGAACGTCTTGATCTCACCGGCGAAGCTGTTTGAAGCGTCAAAGGGAGTGGTCGCGCCGGTGTAGGCGTTCACATAGTTACCGGTTGCGTTCACCAGATCGCCGCCTTCGGCGAAAATCTGAAGAACGAAAATAAACATATTCAAAATCTTTTTCATTTGTTATTCTCCTTTCAAAAATTCCGGGAGAATGCTTATCGGTTATTCGCCGGGTCTGAGCTTTCTCCCCTGTGCAGCCGCCAAACGAATTCTCTTGGCCTGTGCCTTGAGCTGTTCGGTGGTTGCATGTCTCCAATCTACGGTCGTAACAGTGGAACCCTGGGAAGAAGCGCCGCTTTCGTCAGGTCTGGCCTGGCCCGCCCGAATGGTGTTCTGCACACGCTCAGTTGCCTTTTTATCAACAATCTGAGCCTGGGCAAGTTCCAGTTCCCGGCGGTGGACAATGTGGTACGCGTCATCCACACTGACATTCACGCCCCTGGCAGTCAGTCGGCGGAATTGGGGATTCTCCATTTCCTTTCGGAGATCGAAGTTGGGGAAGACGGCTTTCATCTTCTCGCCCTGCTCAATAAGGCCCATGATGTGCTGACGGTTCAGCTGCTCCTCGTTGATTCGCTGCTGCTGGTCCATCTTCACAACGGTTTCCCTGGGAAGGCCAAGCTCCAAAGCCTTTTCGTCGTACTCACCGGACATATGCTTCGCCAGAGCAACGTAGTCGATGTTCTCCGGGTCAAGGCCGTATTCCTGGGCCTGCGCTTTCAGAGCCGGTGCCAGAGCTGCCAACGCATCCTCTGCCGCCTGGGACTTCTTCTTGCTGGCCTTCACAGTCTCCTGCATACGCCGGTTCATTTCAGGGTCTTTCATCACTTCGTCCCAATCGTACTTGTGCGCCCCATTCTTCTGTTCGGTTTCCTCTGTCTGGGCATTTTCATTGGTTGCAGCGGCGGCCTGCTGGTTGTCATCCGTTTGCTGACGATCCGTAGACGGAGGAACGGAGTACTTTTTCGCCCGGTTTGCGTATGCTTTCCCATACTTGGCAATCTTGCTTTCGGGTACGCCCATCTCCCGAAGCCTCTGCGCGGCGTCCGCAGTTCCATCGCCCGGAGTGGGTGCACCGGCTCCGCTGTCTCCGGCAGTACCGCCAGCGCAGGAAGAACCGCCAGCGCCCGCACCTTCGCCGCCAAACAGCTGCAAAATGCTCCACTTTGCATTGAATGTCATGGTGTGACCTCCAAAAAATGATATAGGTTTCTAACCTGTTGCAAGCATAGCAAATTCAAAATCGAATCTCTAAACCCATTAGCCCATGATTTCAAAAGAAATATTATCCGGGAACTTGCTTGCCATAATTTCAAACCCGACAATCACAGATTGAAACGTATTTGCCACAACGTTTCGGTAGCCGCCGGATGCCGTGCAGCTGATCTCAGCCTCCCCGTCACGGATGTCAATGACAGGGTTCCGCACCGCATTGATTTCCGCCATGTGCTTCACGTTCTCGCCAAGCGTCAGCGTCAGAATGGAGGCTGCGGCGCAAATCAAATCCTCTCCCTTGTCAGCTGAGTTGGCGTGTCCGCTCACACTCAGCCGGTTGTATGCTCTGTGGTATGTAACTTTGACCATGGTTTAGCCCTCCTTCGGTGCTGTGGTGTTTGCTGTTCTCTGTCGTGCGTTCCTGGTAACGCCTGATTCCTCCGGGTTCTTCTGTCCGATGGAAGCACTTTCCGTTCCATTCGGAATCTGAACTTCCATGCCCAAATACTGCTGCATGTCAATGGACGCTTGCTGCGCCAGTGCTGCATTTCCTGTGGCGCTGGCCATCATAAGGCACTGCTGCATATAAAATGCGAACTTCTGGAATACCATGGCATTTCTGGAAACCTTCTGCATGATCTCGTCCTTGCAGTCAAAATCCATCATTTCCAGGCACATGAGCGCTTGCTCCGCCATCTGCGGATTGAAAAATCCCATCTGGAAGAACTGAATCGCCATCTCGTTGTTGGCAACCTTTGTGTATACGCTGCGTTTCTGGGCATACACCTTGATGTCAAACTCCGGCTTTCGGTAGCCCATATCCCCGCTGAAACCAGGCTGCTGCTGCATAAGCCCTGCGTTGCTGTACTGGATGAACTGCATCGACCCATACTCTCCAAGGATTCTGAACTGCCTGGGAAGCGTGTAGAACTGCCGTATCAACTCAATGCACAGCTTCACGATTTTTTCATAGGCCCGGTAGGACGCCTGGTTGCTGTCTCTGCTTCCTTTCCCGGCAGCCTCCTGGAGCGCCGCAATGGCAGAGGCAGCGGTAACACCGGAGGAAATATTTCCTGTGCTGGTCTCCGTGTTTCCGGTGGTCTCCCGCATCTCCTGGATATACCGGTCCAAAAGATTCAGGTAGTTTCCGTCCAGGGAGTTGTGTGGCATCAGCCGCAGGGACATTTCATCGATGGAGCCTTTGATGTGGATAACCGGGTTCTTTGTGTCCAGCATTTCGCTTTCGTTGATGCTGGCCTCGTCGTTGTTGGAAATGTACCTGGGGATAGACCCAACCACCGTGTTCTTCACAAAGGCGGTATTCATCAGGTCAATCGCCGTCTGGGGGTTGATTCCAAGGTCGATGAATCCATACCCACAGGGGCTCCCCTCGATTGGGAACAGCGGGTCAAATACAAAGGGGAATTCGCCGTGGTCATAAAGTCCGGTCTGTGCCATGGGTGCGGCGATCGAGTTGCCCATGTCATCCGAGATGGGCTGCATCTCGTTTTCCGTGGCATAGAGTACATGGTCTTCCACGTATTTGCAGTAATGCAGCACCCGCTTACCGCCCTGGAACACATGGTAGTAGACCTCAATGACCGTTGCCTTGTCGGATGTATTCACCGTATCGTCATACAGGAACCGGGCACTCAAAACGCCCTGTCCTTTCAGGCTGCCCTCAAGATCCGGGTATTTCTGCCGCAGAATGTCCTTGTCCACCAGCTCCGTCTGGAAGATGTACCGGCTTTTCTGGATGTCCTCAATCCCAGGCTCCCAGTACACATTCAGAAGATTGATTTTGTCAACACGAATGTCGCCAAGGCCACCGGCAATGTTCTTGTCCCACACCACCTTGTAGGCGGCGGTGCCGAACTTCATCTTTGACCACATGGCATCGTTATAGACTTCCTCGAAATCGTTCTGCTCCAGGATGCAGGGAACAATGGACGAAAGCATTTTTGCCTCCGCCTTGTCTCCCTCCTCTCTGGGCAGGATATTCGGCTCCGGGTATGCTTCGATGGCATCTGCGTGTTTCGAGGTGATAACGTTGTGCAGCCACGCGGAGCAGGAGGTAAACCCTCCGTCAGCTCCGATCTCCGTCTTTTTCTGCTCCTCTGCGGTATTCCTAAGCTTCCACCACTGTTCTGCGGCGATAATGCGGGCCTCAGTCCTGGCCTTTCCTGCTTTGTACTCCCTGAGAATCTTGGTGAACTTCTTAAGTTGCTCTTTCCCAACAGGGAGCTGCTGCATTTCCGTGCTGCTGCTACTGAGCATACCGTCCTGGTTGATTTCCATATGTTATCCTCCTTTTTTTGTGAACTGGTTCAGCGGGTCAGACAGTATTGTCTTATTTTCAACCGGCATAATCGGCTTGATGGGCCTGGACATACAAAAATATCTCCACTCGTCGCAGATATGGTCCTCCAGCTTTGTGTCCAGGTCCTCCACCTTGTGCTTGTCGTACATCATCAGCGGCACCGTGCGGATAAAGCCCTTGCAGTTTTTGAACACATACATCCTGGGATAGCCGTTATCATCAAATTGCAGCCGGTAGTGGCACTGCATCCACCCTGCGATCCTGGCGTTGTCCCCTGGTGTAAAGTACACGCCACATCGGGAAGCTGTGTCCGCGATGCTCTCTCCCCGGCTTTTGTCCCAGATTGCCGGGTCTGCCACACCCTGGATGTTTTTCCCGGCAAGCCATGGGTGCTGATGCTCGATGTTGTATATCTCCCGGAACTGCTGATCGGGAGACCATTTCACGCCCTCGTTGGGGTTGTCCGTGCAGCCGTACAGCTCCATGATCCGGTAGATCGTCCCCTCATAGTCCACCGCCCACCAGGCGCAGGAGAATGGTTTCTCATAGCCAAAGTCATAGCTCCTGTAAATATTCCAGCCACGGCGGCTCCCTGCGCCCAGATCCAGCGGGTCAATCACATGGCACCATCTCCCTTGTGCAGCTGCTTCCTCCGGCGTGATTCCGGCCTCCGCGCATTTCTGGCGGTCCGGCTCCAGGCGGAAATCCTCGAAGAACTGACCCTCATACACGTCCCATCGGCCATAGAGCCATGCCTCCCGGATTTTCGGCGGAAGCTTTTCCAGGGACCGCATATACTCCGGCTGAGTTTCCATCAGCGCCTGGTTGTCCGTGCACAGGGCCTGGATAAAGGCGTAATCCTCCGGGTGCTCATCATCGGTGAACCGCCGGTCGATGAAAAGCCGCTTGAAATAGCCGTGGCTGGGGCCGCCTGGGTTCAGGGTGTAGTATGTACGCTTCGGGAAACCATTTGTTCCACGGACACAGGCATCAATCTGTGTCAGCCAGTCCTCAAGGAACTGCCCCGCCTCGTCCGCAAACCACACATCGAACTCCGCGCCCTGGTACTGCCCCAAATCCGCATCACTGTCGCAGTAGCCAAAGGCGATGGTGCTGCCATTGGGGAAGTAGAACATCTTGTCGCTTCGGTTGTACTTCGCCGCCCCGGAAAGCATGGAGATCAGCGGCGCAATGTGGTTGTTGAAAAGCTCCTTGTACGTCCTCCGGGTGATAAGCACCTTGATACCCGGAAATTTCAGGCACAGCAGCACCGCCTTCCACCGGACAAACCAGCTTTTCCCCCCGCCTCTGGCCCCACCGTATCCAACATATCGGTGACGCTCCAGCAGGGCAAGCCGCTGCTTGTCGTTTGGCCTTGGCATGGTAAGGACGATATCACCCTGCAAACCCATCAATGTCTCCCTCCATCTGCACCGTAACCTGTCCGCTCCCGGCATTTTCCGTCTTCTCCGCCTCCCGCCGCAGCTTCTCAATCCGCGCCTCCTGCTCCCGGATGTCCAGCGCAGACGGCCCATTGGTCAGCACCGCCTGAATGGATTTCAGCGCGGCACCGTAGTCCTTTAACTGTGTCGCGGATAAGCTTTTATGTCCATCTACGCTGGACTTAAAAGCATTCAGCAAGGACATTGCCGCATCGTGGATACTGTTGTCCACATCCGCTGTCTGACTGGCAATGGCATCCACACTTTTCAGCATCGATTTTTGCTTAACTTTTTCCCGCTGCTCTCCCCATTTTTCGTCCCTGGCAACCCGCTTCAACGTTCCAAATGGTACACCATACTTTGCGGCGAGTTTTTGGTAGCTGATTCCGCCTTTTATGTATTCTTTTCGCATCTTTTCCAAATCTGCCAAACTCGCCGCCCCCTTTCACGGTTACAATATCAGATTTCACCCGCAATCTCTAACCCCACAATTATAAAATCTGTCATTTTTGTGCGTACATTTTGTGCAATATTCCATCTTGTTTTGTACGCACAAATGGTGTACAATGTTTGTGTAATCAAAAAGGAGGCAAAGCCTATGTATACCATTCTGAAGCAATACCAGGAAAAATATGGCATCGCCGAGAAATACATCCTCTCCGAGTACGGCGGGAGCGTGGAAGAAATCATCAAGGAGTACAAAAGCAATCCGCCCTGGCCATTCGAGACTATGCTGCTTGCGGATTTTTCTGATGCCGACAACATCCACAACATGGTTCTTCGCGACATCCAGCGCAGATATTTCCAGAAAATCCCAAGAGACCGCGCAGTTTCCGTTTGTAATGTTCTTTTTTCCGGAAATGGAGACGGAACGATCAAAATCAGCAGCCGTCTGGATCTGGAATACGACGCCCACACGTTTATGCAAGCCTGGAACGAAAACAACCAGGATCAGGAAAAAATCTACGCCCCTGTGCCATTTGATAATTAAGAGGAGGAGAGGAAACGAGAATGAACGAAACCATGAGAAAGCTTTGCGAAATCGTTGGCGTGAACCCTGAACTGATGCAGTACAACCGCATGACCGTTGATGAAATCCTGGATTGCATCCACTGCGCACCGGACGATGACGGTGACATCATCGACCTGGATACCGGAAAAAACACAGGCATCGTCTACGAAGAACTGATTTAATCTGATTCCCGCCCCGGAGGTTACGAGGGCAGAATATGTGGTGATACAAATGACAAAAACAGAACGCATCTACATCCGCCTTACGCCGGAACTTAAAGAGCAGCTGCAAAAATCCGCAGAAGCAGAGCACCGAACAGTCAGCAACTACATCGAATACCTTGTAAAGCGCAGCCTGGAATCAGAAAAAACTTGACTTTTGAAAAATAATGCGCTACAATGAAACTGCTCTCGAAAGGAGCAACGTCAGCCGCTTCCACGCGGCTGTGGATTGAAATAATAAGTAAGATAGCTACGGCTAGGCGAAAAGCTGGGGAGAAATCCTCGGCTTTTTGTTTTGCATAAAAAAGAGGGAGCCGAAGCCCCCTCTCAGGAAAAGAATATTATCTCAGCACCACAACCCGCCCGGCCTTAATCAGATCACCCAGCTTCTCCTCGAAGTAAGCGGCAATATTCCGGGTTGCCTCCAGCTTCCAAACGCCGCCGTCCGCTTCAAACAGGCCGATTCTGCCGTCGTTATCCAGCCGCAGCAGGAACATGCTTTCCGGCTGGGGAACTTCCAAGAAAGTGCGGAAGGGCTGCAAATTGACATAGGGCCGTACCTCCACGTTGGTGGTCAGCGCCACGCCGGTTCTGGCCTCCACGGTCTGAGAAACGCCGTTGTCGTTGGAAGATACCTTGCTCTCCTTGCTCACGCTGGACAAAAGCTTAAGCAGATACTCCATGTCAGGATTCGGGATGTAAAGGGACCGCAGCTGAATCACTGCCTCCTCGTGGCTCATAAAGGTGCCGGTCTTCACCCTGGGGGTGTCCGCCATGCACTCATACAGGTAGCACCGGTCCATTTCTCCGTCCAGCGTGGTAAACACCCGCACAAAGTTATAGTCCGCCACCTGAATCAGCACCTGATCTCCAGGGAACAGGTCGTTGGCCTCGTTTACCACCATCTTGCACACGCTGTCCAGGCCGGTGAGGCTGATGGACTTGGGGAAGTCCTTCTTCGGGTCAATGCGTACCAGATTGGCAGAAGCAAAATGCTCATTGCCGATGTCAAATACCTTTGGGCCCGCCATCTTCTCGATCTTCTCAATCATGCTTTTCAACATTGTTTTTTCCTCCTAAAAATTTAGTTCATTTGGGCAACTTTCAGAATCTTGGGCGGTGCCTGAATGCTTCCGTCCATGCCAACCTGACCAGGCACCTGGGGCGTGCTCTCCACCAGTACCATCTCGCCGGTCTCCGGGTTGGCGGCAATGCCCAGGGTGGTGCCAACGGGCGTGACCGGTGCCAGGGTGCTCTTTGCGCTGGCGGAAATCTTGATGTACTGCCTGTTCTCGTCCGGCTTCAGTTCGATGGTCAGCGTAATTTTCCGCTTGGCGCAGGGGTCGGTGTTCAGATCCAGGATGTTGTCCACGGCCTTGGTGACCTCATAATCAACCCTTTCTTGGATAGCGCCCCGGGCCATTTGCAGAATACTTGTCCTGTTTTGTTCCATTTTTTAACGTCCTTTCTTGTTTCCAGTGCTTGTCACAGCACCGTTTATTTGGAATTCCCTTGCGGGGCATACCATACATTTTCGCCTTGCTCATGTTTCCTCCTGCGCCCTGATGGCCGCAATGGCAATCTCGCAGACCTCAATGGTCCTCTGCCAATCCTCGGTCATCGGGCAGCCGTTTATCTTCGGCGCCATCCGGCACATTCTAGCCTCTTCCGTCAGAAGACGGATTGCCTCTTGTTTTGACACATTACCACCCCCAAAGCCACGCCTGGAGCCACCCAGGCAAATCCAATTCCAGAGATGCCCGGATAATTTCCAGCCGGAAGAATTCACAGCTGAACCGCAGCGCCATGATAAACGCTACCGCAATCAAAACGGCCAGAATCCACTTTTTGTTTTTCATTTTCCCCTCCTGAAATCAGAGAATTTTCTACCAACAATGAACGAATTCGCCCATTCACGCTGGAACCGCTTCCACTCCACGTCCACACTACCGGAATCATCACGGAACAGCATGGCAAACGGTAGAAAGCCTACATCCATAATCTGCTCCATCCGCTTCTGCGCTGCATCGAAACTGTCACCGTCATACCCGCACAGGCAGTAGCACTTGACCTGATGCCCGGAAGGTTTAAACCCTGCATCCCACAGAATTCTAGCCATCTGTCTGATCGGCTCGTAGTCATCCTTTGTGTCATATGCGGTATACATGGTCATCGGATTGATGGATTTCAGAAGCTCCGCGTGAAACGGTCGCATCAAAGACGGTTCCAACCCGCCGGAGAACACAGCCCGCCTGTCCTGGCGTTTCAGCATTTCGATCACCTCAGCAAAATGCGCGTCGCTTGTTCCCAGGATATTGTCATCCATGATGTTCCACCCATCAACCACCGGAAGCTCTCGTATTTGACCTCTGGCACATCTCGGAACTGTACAGAACCAGCAGTCTTTCGTGCATCCTCGGCTTGTAAAGATCAGGCCGTCCCGAATATACATCCCCGGTGTAAAGTCACCCATGCGGTCATCGAACGCAGGGCCGCCAACTTCCACAGGAACACCAAGCATCTGCCAGTCGTTGTATAGCTCCTCTGCCCGTTCCAAATCCCAGGTGAACGTGACCGAGATATGTACCTCGTCAATGTCAGATGCCAACGCATCGAGTGTCGGCGGGCCAAAAAACGCAAGCGGGTCTGTAGGAGACATACTTGTCTTTCTCGGGAATACTCTGGCAATCCGTTTACCCGTCACGCTTTCCAAACCTCCCGTTCCAGTCCACCTGTGCGTCATGCCGGCACTGGAACCACGGTGTCCGCTGGCCGCAGTCGGGGCACTTTGCACGGTGCTGTTCCCGCCCGCCGGTTATTGTGGACTGATACCCGACGGACTTCCCGCCGCAGCGGCATGGCAGCAGCTTGAATTGGCTGTCCGGTTCCGGTATTTCGATTCCCATGTTATTCCTCCTCAAAAACCTCACAAAGCATTCTGTTTACCTCGCAATTCTGATACTTGTCGCAGCAGAAAACCCGCATTTGGATTTCCTTGTCTTCTGCGTTGTCAAACTCCCACGATAGCCTGATTCCATCAGAAACGCCGGTGCAACTGATCTTCCGGTTGCCGGACCGAAGAAAAAACGGACACTTTGCATAGCAGTCTTTCCAGTCTGTTGCCATGCTCACACCTCCGTATCATCGTCCAGCGGCTGGGAAAGCACCCGCCTGATGGCCTCCAACTCCGCCTCGCCCAGTTCCCCGGAGGCCCCTTTCGGAATCGCCATCTTGTCCGGCTTTTCCATCCATGTGCCCCGCAGAAGCCAGTTGACCAGGTAGGGGATGTACTTCCCATCGTCCTTGTTCCATTGCTCGCTCTGCTTCCATTGGCGCAGACTTCCAAGCATGGACAATGCAGAATCCGGGCAAACCTGGAGAAATGCCTGGAATGCAGATTCCTTGTTCCCCTTCCTGCTGTCCGGGTACTCCCTCCAAACCATTTCAAACTGTTCGCCGGAACCGGCGTTCCCGGTTAGGTTAGGTTCGGTTAGGTTAGGTTTAGTTAGGTTAGGTTCGGTTAGGATTCCATTCGGATTCCGTGTGGATTCCGTTTGGATTCCATTTGTATTCCAATCAGGTTTCAATCCCGTTCGGGTTTCGTACAGCGTAATGCATCCCGGCTCCGGGTGATCGGTGTATGCCTTGTTCTGCTTCACCCAAATTTTTTTCGCAATTTCGGAGTACAAAAGCGGTTTCACACGGTCATTTTTCAAACTATTGCTAATCCTCCAATGCTTAATGACGTACACGCTGCCGAATCTCAGAACGAACCGTTTTTCAACCAAAATGGAAAGAGATTTTTTCCCGTTTTTGATTCTCGCCGTCGCACTTTCTGCGGCGTTCACAAAGCCATCATCATCAGAAATCATGTTCAGATGCAAGTAAAGCGCCTGTGCATCAGTTGGAAGCCGAAAAAATTCGTCGCTCTCCGTGATCTTGCTGCTGAAACATCGCCTGTTAGCCACTCAAATCACCTCGCTTATTTGCCCCTGCAAGCCGCCTCAACAGCCACCCCAGGAGGCACAACTCTTTTAACCTTGTTGATGAAATGCCCCTCATGGCTTGTGGCGTCGCTCAGATGCAGCAGATGGACATTTCGGACATTGGATAAGTCAAGCGTTCTCAGATAGTCGCACAGAGTTTCAATCTCCATGTGGCTGTTCTGAATCCGTTTTTTCACCTTCTCCGGCATCTTCTCGCACCGTTCCAGAATTGCCTTGTCGTAGTTCGCCTCAATGGCCAGGATGTTCAGCCCAGGGAATTTGTACCGCAGATTCACCGTGTCTGTGGCGAATGCAAGCACATCCCCGTCCACCCTGGATTTGATAAGGAAGCCCAGAGGCTCCGCAGCGTCGTGGAACGTGGTAAAGGGCACAATATCCAGGCTCCCAACGTTGAACTGTTCCAGGGCCGATACGATGCTCACACCGTCCGTTTCCAGGGCATCCGCCGTGCCCTCGCTCATGTAGATTTGCATACCGTCCTTGATCAGCTCCTGGACTGCCTTTGCGTGGTCTTTGTGCTCGTGGCTCACCAGGCAAGCGGAGAACTGAGAAATGGAGAAGCCGGAAAGCTGCTTCAGTTTCCTGTGGGAGATCCCGCACTCGATGAGAATGCGGGTATTAGAATCGTCCACGATGTAAGCGTTACCGGCAGAGCTGGAAGCCAATGCCGTGAATCTCATATCGGGCAATCCTCCGTTTCCGTTCCCTGGGCCTCCTGCTTGACCTCCAAGACGGTTTCCGGGGCGTGGTCTTTCTGGTACTGGGTGGACTTCTTCACCCGCTCCTGGGCCCACTCCGGCAGCTCGTCGAAGGCCGCCTGATTCCAGGGGTCAATGTCGAAGCGAATCAGCTTGCTCTGGGGCTGCCCTGCGCTCATGCCCTTGGGAAGACCCATCACGCTGTCAATGTTGGCGTATTCCCCGGTGTCGTTCAGCACCACGCCGATCATGGCCTCTTTCCCAACCATGTCGTTGGTGTCAAACTCG